TTATATCTACGCATTATATCAATTCCTAAATGTATTCCTGCACCCTTTTTAGCAGGTTTTATATTAAACCCTTGTCTATATATTTCTTCTATTGATTTAGGTTCTGCTGAATCGCCTATTATTTCTGTGTTCCTATCTATGCCAAGTTCTTTCATTTTATTAGCAAGATCAGTATTAGTCAATCTTTTTTCATATAGCAATTCTCTAATGTATAAGCTGTCATCTAATTGCCTTACTTCTACTAATGCAGTAGGACTATTAGTAAAGCCAAAGTCTAAACCATAGCCAATTAATCTGCCTTGCACATCATCTACTAAATTAAACTGCCTAAATATCTGTGTACTAACACTACCAATTTCACCCATACCATAAACACGCCAATACTCAGGATCAAGGTCTTTTAATCTTTCAATCTCTGCTATTGTATCTTTATCTAAAAATGGATTAGCTAAATATGTTGACTTTAAAAATGTGCAATCATCTCTAGTTATTACTTTTTCATATATCCAAGAATATGGATCAGATGGATTATAGTCTAAATATATTTTTCCTGAACATCTTAACGTAAGCTGCACCCAGCTTTCAAAGTCAAATTCATTTGCCTCGTTAAGCCATAAATAATCACGTTTACGCCCTCTAATCTTCTGCGGTTGATCTACACTAATAAACTCTAATAAATTGCCATTAAGCATATAAGATAGTTCAGACTTATTATGATTGGCTTGATTGTATAATTCTAATTCTTTAAGGATATTTAATACATCACGATATGCAGTACCCTTTAATGCAGGTAATGTTTTTCTACATATTGTAAATACTTTGCCTGTTTCTTCTAAACATTTTACAATAAATAACTGACAAAGCGAATAGGTCTTAGAACTCCGTGTACCCCCTTGTAGACACGTGATTCTTGTATTAGACCTATACGCCTTGTGAAATACATTTGTTGTCTTAATCTTTCCCTGTATCAATAACTTCTATTTTAAGTTCAGTTAATGGTTTACCACCACTTGTAATATCTAACTTTTCTGCATATCCCCTATCTTTAGCTTTAGACTTTAGATAGAATATGATACTTGTTTCTTTTCCAGAAGATATATTTTTTATTAATTGTCCTTCTACATAGTCTATCTGTGCTTCTTTTATATCTTCTACTGCTTTAGCAAATTCAACATCTTCTTTTAAGTATCTATAGTATGTGCTTCTGCTTATATTACCTGCCTTTTTACAAGCGTGATATATTAATCCTTGCGTTTCTTGTAACGCTTTTAATAGTTTCTCTTTTTTATTCTGTGCCATTTGTATTATTTTATCTTAACATTATAACCTTTTTGTTTAAGGTCATTGTACAATTCTTTTGCTTTAACTAAATCATCTTCTTTAATAGTTATTGTAGCACTATCGTCTGTGTCCTGGTCTATCTTATCTATATTAATATCTAAGTCAATGTGCTTAAAACCCCAATCAGTCAGTTCATCTATATCAAATTCATTAGCTAAAATATCCATATCAAAATCACCTGTATTTTTATTTAGTCTTATGTTTAATTCTCTTTCTTCTTCTTTGCTTAAATCTAATACTACACAATCTATTTCTGTATGCTTTAATTCTTTGCATATTTTATAACGCTGATGTCCGCCAATAATAGTCATATCTTTATTAACTATAATAGGATCAACTAATCCAAATCTTTCTATAGACTTTTTTAAGTCGTTATACTGCTTTGTGCTAATCTGTCTTGGATTATACGTTGCAGGTTTTAATTTATTTATTTTTATTAATTCAATTTTCATATCTTTTATTCATTACTGATTTAAAAGAATCTAAAACTTGTTGTCTAGTTCTTTTTATTTTTTTATTTCTTTCAACATATAAATATGTATGTATTGGTTCACCTGTTTTTTTGTCTGCAAAGAATATATTTTTATTTCCTTCACAATATAATAACATTACATCTTTTTTAAAATGTTCAGAACCTTTAAACTCTATAAATTCCCAATCATTTAAAATCCACCATTTAGCTTCATTGTATGTCATTTCTTCTATTTTCATATTTCTTTAAGTATTCTATGTTGTAATATATTTGCTGACATACTAATTCCAAATGCTTTATTTTGCAGAACATATTAAACATTGAATCACTTTCAGCTTTATTATGACAATCTCTACACAAACCCATAAGGTTTTCTATATAATCTTTAGAATTTGAACCACCCATGCCACGCCTTTCTAAATGGTGTATGTCAACTGCTCTATCTTGTTGACACATTTCGCACATTATGAAGTCTGTTTCTCCATAATCAAAAAATGTCATATATACTTTAGTATGCTTTTTCAACTCTTTTTGGCATTTTATGTAAGTCATCACTAGGCAAAGACAATATAAAATCTCCATCACAGAAGCAACATTTACCCTTCTTAATTAAACTAATCCTTGTACAACTAATGCAGAATCTAAATATCTGTTTTACCTTATTCATTTTTGCAACTATTTTCATATACCTTTTTTAATTTGCTTAATGTTTGTTGAACACAACTACCACAACCTGATGCTTTTTTATTAGCGTTAAAAACTTTATTATATAGCTTAACCATAATAGCTTGATCTTGTGCAGTTATTCTATCGTGTATTCTTGGCAATACTTCTTCGTATATTTTCATTTCATCTTCTGTAAATTGTCTTACAGAATTATATGGAAATGCTTTATTTAATAATTCTTTTCTCTTTTCACAATTACAAGGAATACCTGTTACTTCACTTATTTTATCTACTGCTGCTTTGATGCCTGTTGCTTTTGTAATGCGTTCTATTGAATCACCAAGTCCTTTACTTTTTGTCATTTTGTAACTTTTTTAAAATTTTATCTTTTACTTTTTCATCATCTATAATATCCAGAAGTTTGTGCAAAGCATAAGAAGCAGCTTCATTTATCTGCATATCAAAACCTTCCTTAGTTCCTAATACATAAGTCTGCCCTTTTTCATCACCAAAAGAAACCATATTATACTTCTTAATCAATGTAGTATCTGCTTTTTTTATTGCTCTAAGTATTCTGCTTTTCTTCATAATATAGCTGCTAATAAAAAAACAAACACTACAAATGTAACAATGCCAACAAATAAGTCAGCAATAATATCTTCTTTATCTTTCATTTTTTAAATAGTTTTTTACATTCTTAATTGCTTTGTAAATAGTAGCCCTAGATATTCTAGTGGCTTTAGCTAATGAGTTTAAACTATGTGAATCTCTATAGTATATTCTAAATAATTCTGCATCAAACCAATATAAATCTTGTAGCTTTTTTTCTATCCATTCTAAGCGTTCTTCTACTTCTTTTTTGTCTTTTATTGTATAAGTAGTATTGTCTGCTGTTATGCTTTCTATAGTAGTTGTAGTATGAAATTCATAATACTTATTGTATTTGTAATAGTACCTGCTTGTTTTAGAATGATATTGGTTTAGCATTACTCTGGCTATGTAGAATGTTAATTGTTTTTTCTTTATTATTTCATTTATCCTTTCTTGGTCGCATTTATAAAGTTCTTCAATTACAAAACTTAATAAATCATCTTTGCCCTTTTCACCTGCTATATTGTAAGCCATATCTTTTAGCTTGTCATAGTTCTCTATCAGGTATTTATTTAGCATATTTTAATTATAGAAGGTATATTTAATTGCTTTAGTAAGTTATATTCTACATTAGATATTTTACCTATTTCTACTTCTGCTATATTGTCAAATCTCTTTTGTAGTTTCTTATAAATATAATTTTCTATATTATCATTTTTTTTCAAATCTCGTAAAACAAAAGACATCTCAGCACCAGAATCAAACAAAATTGTAAACAATAGACTGTTAGTATCTACATAATCCCAATATAGTCTATCTTTTCTTGTATTAAAAAATGTCGGTTTTCTTTTCATTTTATATATCCACTCATATAGGTTTCTATAACAGCAATAGCAGTATCTAAGTCATAGCATATTTCTGATATATAACCACGTTTATTTAATTGTTCATTCCAATACCATTGGTGCTGTGTAGGTTTATTATAACCAACTTTTAATTCTATTGCTAACCCGTGCCATTTACCTATCGGTTCATAAATAATAATATCAGGTATTCCTTTTTTATAACCTGTCGCTTTAGCTTTGTTTCTTTGACTGTGATACTTTTGGTATTGTCCACCCATTGTAGAACAATATAAATAACCCTGTAAGTCTAAATACTTACAGACAGCTTTTTGTAGTTCGTATTCTTTCATCTATAAAATTTATATATTATATAACTAATAAAAGGCGTAGAAAATAATAGTGTAATAATGTTTAAATGTGGCTCTCCACATATTCCTAATATATGCTTTATTATTTCCATTATTTCTTAACCCATTTAGCACCAGCATTAGGATTGTATTCTGTCACATATCCAAGATTCTTTAAGTGCTGTTCATATTCTTTCTGTGCAGAAGTATCAAGCCTTTTCATTAATAAACTATCGTAATGATCTGGAAACCTATTCTTTTGTTTATTAAAGCCATTACTCGCCCACCTCTTTAATCTTCTACCTATATCAAATGTCTTTTCCATTTCTGCTCTAAACTTACTTCCTGACTTATTCTTTTCAGTCCAATATAAAAAAAAGTCTTTTTTATCACTATCACTAATATCTTCTATTGAGTGTATGGAATTTTTAAATTCCATTATTCTTTTTTCTATACTTTTATTTACTTTACTAATACTCTTATTTACTTTACTAGCATTGCGGTCGCTATGCGATTGTATTGCGGTCGCATTATTCCAGCGTTTATTAGCATTTTCTTTAGCTTTAATACTCTTTGTATTTATTTGTTCTATGTGATTATTTAAACGCCTAGAATAAAAACAACCATCTTCTATAACAAATAAATCAAAATCTTCTATTACTGCTTTTAATTTATCAGGATCACATTGTAAGCCATAAGCCAATATATCATATTGATTTGTGCAGATTTTATTTTCTTCTGAAAATAGTAATTCTAATACTGCCCAGAAGATTCCATATCCTTCATAACCAAGACTTGCCCTTAGTTTTATTATTCTAATATCATTTCTTGCAGATGAATCGTGATTAAAGTATGTTTTTTTCATAATAATTTATTTATGATAATGCCTGTGCTATAGAGAAAAAAAAGTAAAAACATATAAACAAGAATAACACAGGCACTATCGGAGTTAACTAAAACGGGGGATTACTCATATTAAGATCGTCTTCAACAATAATATCTTTTATTGCTAAAGTAGTAAAAAATTTGTCTTTCCATTGATTACATTTAATGTAAAATTCAATTCTAGCAAATTTGTCTACCTTAATACTTTTTCTTCTAACATCAATAGATGCTTTTCCAAATATCTCAAATTGATACTTGTTTTCAAAATCTGTATCATCTTCTATTGTGATGTACATTTTTTCAGCTTGATCACCATTTTTTAATGTTATATTTTCTGACTTTACGTCTATTATTTTACCTCGTATATTATACATATCTATTTATTTTATTAATTATTATTTCTTTTAAAATCATCTGATTCCATTTCACCAAATACATTATTTTCATAAAAACCTGCTAACTTTAAACAAGCTCTGGACATAGCACGTTTTTCTGCCATAGCTACAGGATATGAATTTTGATTATTCATAGGTGCAGCTTCGCCAAAAGTTTCTATTACTTTATCGCCCATTTTTGCAGTTGCTTTTATTATAATACATTTAGTATCTGTAGAATTAAATATAAGTTCATATTTTATATCTATATTATTTGCAGCTTGTATTTTATCAATACCACTTCTTGTAATAATAGTATAAAATTTATGCTTAAAATAATCTTCATCTGTTAAATTGTTTTCTATAAACAACCGATTAAGTATTTCTTGTTTTGTTTCTTTCATAACTAAAAAGGTTTTATAAATTTAACAATATCCAAGTCTATTAAGTCACATAATCGTTCTGCATCTGTGACAGTTAATTTACAAGGATCTTCTAATTTTTTTAAAGTTGTAGGGTATGACCAATCTAATGCTTTAGCCACCTGCATCTTATTCATTTCTTTTACAGACATAGCAATTCTAATTACTTGTCTACGCATCATTCGTGAATTCATATATATTTATTTTAAATTAAAAGACAATTATAATAATTATATTTAACATTATATAAACTATATGCCAATAGTTATTAACAATTCTAATGTTAATAAATAAAAACAAAGGTTTATAAAAAGTAAAGATTATTTAATATATATTTGTGTAAACAATTAAAACAAGTATAAATTTAAAACATATAAAAATGACTGAATTTAAATCAATATATAATAAAGAAGAATTATTATTATTAGACAAAGACTTTTTAATTAAAGTAATTTTAAGACAAGAAAGAGACATACATAACTTAGAAGAAGAAGTTAAATTAACTATTAGAGAATGGAAAGAATCATTAAAATCAAGATAATTATGAAAGCAAGAATACTATTAATAATATGTTCAACCTATATGATAGGTAGATTTTTAACTACAATAATTTTTGGAATATGAAAGAAGAAGTATCAAATTGTTGTTCAGCTAAAATCTATGAAGAAACAGATATTTGCACAAAGTGTAATGAACATTGTTTAACCATTTTAATTTAATAATATGAAAGACTTTAATTTTAAAACAGGTACTCATAAACAGATTCTTTATGACTATCTATTATTAGGAAAATCAATTACAACCAGAGATGCTATTATTGATTTAGGAATTGCAGATCTTCAAGGCGTAATTCGAGATTTAAAAAAAGCAGGTGTATGTATTGAAACTAGAGATCAAAAAGTTAGCACTAGATACTATAAAGCTGATGGTTCACCTAAATACGCTTATGTACGTTCTTATAGACTTGAAACTATATTTGATAGAAACATACATACAAGCGTTTATAGAACCGCAGAGGATCAAGCAGAATGGGATATTAGTTCTGACGTGCCAGATGATGTTATAGAAGATATGGAAAAAAGACATCAGGAACATCATAGCGGTAATTGTTCTTATTTAGGAATAGACAAAGGAATGGTGTCTGTCCTGCAAGACAGGTTAGACAGAAACAAGTAAATAATACTTATTCTATTTAAGGTTTTTAATCAATTCTCTAAAACGCTTACTCATACCTTTAGTGTCATAAACTTTATTATAGTTTTTGTCATAGGTATAGTAGGCGTTTAGCTTGATCTCCTCGCTATATATGTTACTATTTTTGCTCATATTATTATAATTCCATTAGTAAATATACTTAATTTACTTTACCATTCCAACGCCCACCCTTCTCCAACACCATAGGTAAAAGTTTTGGCTGTCCATTTATTATAATTCCACAACCTAAAATAACTCTTGCAGAATTAACCTTATTATATGCAAACGCTAAACTATGGTCATCTATAAGACAGCCTACAGCCATATTCCACGAAAGCGACAAAGGTGAAGATGTGTAATTAATTTCAAAAGTAGTGTGATAATGCCCCTGAACAACGCACATTCCCATTTCTTTTGCTAAAGCTAATCCGTTTTTTTTCATTCCGTGCGTCATAAACAACCATTGTCCATTATTCATTTGAAACTTGTAATCAGGATACCATTTCCACCCTTTACCAACACCAATTACTTCATTATAATCTCTTAACATATAATTTGGTATTCCGTGTTTTTTTCCACGTCTATACAACATTGATCCGTGATTAGAATGAACAAGTGTCATCTCAGGAAAAAGTGCTTCTAATTCTTTAAAAACTTTACGTGCTTTAAGCGTTTCATTATGTTGTGTTGGTAGTGATGTTTCAGAATCGTGCATAGAAATTCCGTGGAAGTCTGCTTCATCACCAACATTAAAAATGTGATGATTAGGGTTTTTATCTTCTATATTATAATGTTCTTTGACAGCTCTAAGAAATTTTATACTGTCTTGGTGGTGGTATGGAATATGCAAGTCTGACAAACATAAAATAATTTCACCATTATTTTTTCTATTGGCTTTAATTAAGTCATATTCTGACTCTGTAAGTCTAGGTCTGTATGGTCGTAAATTATCTATTTGTTTCTAACTTTTTCAATACTTCGCCCACCAAAGTAAGCACCAATCACCGTTATAAGTGTTAATTGTAACAAGTCTATCCAATTACTTTTAACTTCAAAATTAATTGCACCTGCTTCAATAAAAATTAGTAGCACAGTAGATACCACTAAAAAAGCTAATGTCAAAGGTCTTATGTTTGCAGGTAACCAACCTGCTTTAGCATCTGCTTCCCAACGTCGTGTAATTTGTTCTTCTGCATTTGCTTTAGCTTGTAAGAATACCTGTTCAAATTTAATCTTTAATTCTTCACGTTCTTCCTTAGTAGTCACAACATTATCAACAAGATTATTAACATCAAGTGACATATTTCCAAATAGTTTAGTTAAGAATTTCATAATGAATTGTATTTTATTAGTGGTCTATATTTTGTTTTATTATCTTCATCTTTATAAGCTATCAGCACTTCACGTCTATTATCAGTAACTTTCCAACTTAAATGTACCCAATCAGGGTGTGTAGGATCAATGTATTCTGTAGCATTTCCAAACTCTAATATACATTGGTCAAAGTCTAAATCTAAATCTACAAGCGTTTCATAGATTTTAATGTTATCCATTTTGCCACGTTTAAAGTATTGCAAGTCTACTGCTTCATATCTACAATGTTGTGAGTTGCTACTAGAACCAATAGCTTTAGATAAATTAGGACTTCTGTAACCGCTTGTAATTCTCAAAGGTCCTAGTCGTTCCCGAATGGATTGGAGAAAAGCGGCCAGAAGTCTTAACTTAATAATGCCTTCTTTTGTAGGCGTATTATTTATATTTAAGCGTAATGCGGTAGCACTTTTAGTGAACTCATTAAGCGTAAAATTTTTTGATAATCTCATTCAAA